CAAGTGCCGCAACAGTAGGAAAAGCTATTGCAATGGCAATCGTATTCGGATAAAAGGAGAATAATATGGCAACACCAAATATAGTAAACGTAGCAACAATTAATGCTAAAAATGCAACAGGAGCAGTAACTACTTCAAGAGCAGTTGCAGTAGATGTATCTGCTGATAAAGTTGCAAAAATAAATACAATACTTATTGCTAACATTGATGGAACAAATGCAGCAGATATAACATTAGAAGTTAGTGTAGATAATGGTAGTAACTATGTTAAAATTGCAAGCACTATTTCTGTTCCAGCAGATGCAACATTAAGTTTTTTAGAAAATCCAATTTATTTAGATGAAACAGATCAATTAGCTGTCACAGCAAGTGCTAATAGTGATTTGACTTATTTTATTTCATACGAAGAATTAGACGACGCGTAGGAGGTTTAATTTATGGCTGGTAATGGCGGTATAATTGGACCTGTAATTACAGGACAGTCTTTTGGTGGCAACACTGTCACTTCTTTTACAGCAGACGGTAACGTAACATTAGAATCAGGAACTACACTTGTTGACTACATAGTAGTCGCTGGTGGTGGTGGCGGTGGCGGCGGTTATGGTGGCGGCGGTGGCGCAGGAGGTTTTAGAAGTGGATCAAGTGTCGCTGTTTCTGGAGGCACTACTCTTACTGCTGTTGTAGGTGGTGCTGGTGCAGCATCTTCAGGTAGTTATCACGCTGGTAGTGCAGGTGGCACAGGTGGAAATAGTAGTTTAACAGGTGCACCAACTATATGCTCTGTCACTAGTAATGGTGGCGGTGGTGGTGGAACATGGAATGATGCAGCCGATGGAATTAATGGTGGATCAGGTGGAGGTGCTTCTTTAGCTGGTAATTGTGGAGGTGCAGGTAATACTCCTTCTACAGATCCTTCTCAAGGAAATCCAGGTGGAGATAGTCAACCTGACTCTGGTGGAGGTGCGGATAATGCAGGCGGCGGTGGCGGTGCTGGTGCTGCTGGTGCTGATGGTTGTGGGCCTAATGGTATAGGAGGTGCTGGTGGAGCTGGAGCTCCTTCAACAATAACAGGTTCAGATGTAACTTACGCTGGTGGTGGAGGAGGAATGGGTAACTCTGGAAATAGACCTGGCGGTGCTGGTGGAGGTGGTGCTAGTGCTAAATGTGGAGGTGGTACAAATGGAACTGCCAACACAGGCGGTGGCGGAGGTGGATCAGGCGCTGGTCATTCTGGTGGAGCCACAGGTGGATCAGGAATTGTTATTGTAAAACAATTAGAAAAAGCCCCAGGTATGTGGAATATACACGAGGTGTATGATCGAGTTAAACAAGGGTTATGGACAAATTAATTATAATAATGTAAATTAACTAAAGGAAAAAAATATGGCACATTTTGCAGAATTAGAATCAAAAACAGATCCTACAGGATTTACATCTGATACACACTTAGTTGTTAAACAAGTTACGGTTGTAGACAATAATATAACAACAGCAGCTGGACCTCTAGGAGAAAACGATAAACATGTTGATGGTGAAACATGGTGTAAAAATTTTTTTAATAAACCAAATACAAATTTTAAACAAACTTCTTATAATAATAATTTTAGAAAGCAATACGCAGGAGTAGGTTATGTCTATGATGCATCAAAAGATAAATTTTTAGTACCACAACCTTTTGCGTCTTGGTCTTTAGATGGTAGTGATGATTGGCAAGCGCCAGTTACTTTTCCATCAGGAGATCAATCAGCATATTTTATATCTTGGGATGAAGATAATTTAAGATGGATTGCTACAAAAAGATCAGATAATTCAAAACATAGATGGGACGCTGATAATACTCAATGGGTGTCCTTATAGAGTAGGAGACTCGAATGGCGAGAACAAATGGCGGTATAATAGGCAAAAAGAATAGAACTTCTTTTGGAAGATGTACTCAAACTGTTAAAACATCTGATGGAGCAGTTACAACTCAACCAGGAACTAAACTTGCACAAGTTTTAATTGTTGCAGGTGGAGGTTCAGGATCTAAGTATGGTGGTGGTGGAGCTGGAGGACTTAGAAATTTAGAATTACCACTTTGTGGGAATACTCCATATCAAGCAACAGTAGGTGGTGGAGGTGCAGCAGCACCTGCATGTACAGGTAATAAAGGTAGTAATTCAAGTTTTGTTGCAAGTTGTGCAACTCATTCATCAACAGGTGGCGGACTAGGAACAGGAGAAGAAGCAGGACAACCTGGTGGTTCAGGTTCAGGTGGTGGTTATCAAACTGGTTGTGCTGGAGCAGGTAATGAAGGTGGATATACTCCACCTGAAGGAAATCCTGGTGGTACATCTCATACATCTTACCCACAAGCAGGTGGTGGAGGTGGAGGAGCAGGAGCAGCAGGACAGAATGCTCAAGGAGCTTGTGAAGCGGGTGATGGTGGAGCAGGTTTAGATGTAAGTCCAACTTTTGGAAATGTTGGTCCAACTTGTTCAGTATTTGCAGGTGGTGGCGGTGGAGGTTTATTTGCTAATAGTGCACCTGGAGCAGGAGCTGCAGGACCAGGTGGTGGCGGTGGACCAGGTAAATATAATAATGGAGCTTCTGGCGGTGGAGCTGGAACAACTAACACTGGCGGTGGAGGAGCAGGTTATACTCCAACAGGAGCTGGTGGATCAGGTGTAGTTATCGTAAAAGAATTAAACAAAGCAAGTGGTGTATGGAATTTAAGATCTCACATGGCTGCTTTAACATCAGGGGCATGTGGTGCACCAACATGGCCTAAATATACTTTTTTATGTGCTAGTGGAGGAAATGCTACCGTAACTTGTGGAAATTTTAAAACACATATTTTTACAGCAAATGGAACTTTTACAGTGAACAGTCTCGCTACTGCTCCTGCTAATAACGCAGTAGATTATATAATAGTTGCTGGTGGAGGTGGTGGTGGATCAAACCAAGGTGGTGGTGGCGGTGCTGGTGGATTTAGAATGTCAAACTCTTTATGTTTACCTAGCCCAACAACATCCCCTTTAGCAAGTGACTGTGGTGTTACAGTTACTGCACAAGGATATTCTATAGTAGTTGGAGGTGGTGGTGCAGGAGCACCCGCAGGATCACCTCAACCAAGAAGCACAGCAGGTGTTGATTCGTCAGCTCTTGGACTTACGTCAGCAGGTGGTGGAGCTGCTGGAGGTGGTAATAACTGTGGATCTCCTTTAAGAGTAGGTGGAAATGGTGGATCAGGTGGAGGTGGTGGTTTTGGAGATGATGCTTATAACCCACCTAAATATGGACCTGGAGTTGCACCTGGTGGATCGGGTAATACTCCTCCTACAGATCCTCCTCAAGGTAAAGATGGTGGTTCTTCAGGTATAGGATGTTTTGGATATGGCGGTGGCGGTGGTGGTGCTGGTTCTATTGGAGGAACTCCAGCCCCTAGTACATCTGCTGGTGGTGATGGAAGTTATATTGCAGACAGTTTTGTTGGTCCAACATCAGGATGTTATGGAACACCAGGTCCAGCAGGTTGCACAAGATATTTTGCTGGTGGTGGAGCTGGTAGATCTAGACCAGGAGTTGCAAATACAGAAGTTGGTGGTTTTGGTGGTGGTGGAGATTATACACACCCAGGTTCACCAGGTTGTAATGCAGCAGCAGCAGGAACTAACACTGGCGGTGGCGGTGGATCAGTATATCCAGGAACGGGTGGAGCTGGAGGTTCTGGAATTGTTATGATTCGTTATAAATATCAATAGTATTTATTTTTCTTTACATCACTATATATTTAAAATAAAACTTAGTATAAGAAAGTTTATGAATTTAACTAATTATTATTGGTATTTTAAATCAGCAATTCCTGAAAGAATTTGTAATGATATTGTTCGTTATGGAAAACAATTACAAGATCAAATGGCAGTTACTGGTGGTTTTGGGAATAGAAAGTTAAATCAAAAAGAAATTAAAGACATGAAAAAGAAAAGAAATTCAGACATTGTTTGGATGAATGATCGTTGGATTTATAAAGAAATACATCCTTACGTAAATCAAGCAAATGTTAATGCTGGTTGGAATTTTCAATGGGATTATTCTGAAAATTGTCAATTTACAAAATATACTAAAGGTCAATTTTATGATTGGCATTGTGATGGATGGGATCAACCTTATCAAAAACAAAATAATGATCCTAGTAATGGTAAAATTAGAAAACTATCTGTTACTGTAACATTGTCTGATCCAAAAGATTATAAAGGTGGTGAGTTAGAGTTTGATTTTAGAAATAGGGATCCAGGTAAAAAACCTAATATTAAAAAATGCACAGAAATATTGCCCAAAGGGTCTTTAGTTATTTTTCCTGGGTTTGTTTGGCACAGAGTATGTCCAGTTAAAAAAGGATCTAGATATAGTTTAGTAATATGGAATTTAGGATGGCCATATAAATAGGAGTGGTATGAAAAAGAAAAAAGTTAATAAAACAAAAATAGAATTTCCCAAACAACTAATAAAAGAAGATTTATTTAAATGTCCTATATGGCTTGCGGAGGAATCAGGATTTGTAAAAGATTTAAATAAAGCTTCTGATCCATATATAGAGATGGCAAAAAAAAATTTAAAAAAAGACATAGATAAAAGAAATAAAAAATTTGGTAATAAAGGAGATATGGGTCATGTGTTTCACTCAACATCTTTAATAGGTGATCCTAAATTTTTAAAGTTGCAAAATTATGTTGGTGCAACTTCATATAATTTGTTAATTGAAATGGGATTTGATTTAACTAATTATTCGGTATTTACTACTGAATTATGGGTACAAGAATTTGCTAAAAAAGG